TATGATACTATTACCAATAACAATTTCAATTGATTTAACTAAAACATAACCAATATTTCTTGCCCAAGCTGTTTTTAATTTGTTATTTGGTTCTCCATTAAAATTTAATAAAACTGGAATTTCAGGTAATTCAATAACAAGCCAAGATTTATGCATTAAATCAGCATATTTTGGTATTGAAGCGGAATAAACATTATTAAAATTAGGAACATTAAGAAAATCGGTTAAAATAGTTTCAATTGAAAAATTAGTATAACGTCTGTATATAATTTTAAAATATGAAATCTGTGGTTGATAACTTAAAAACATATTTTCTTCTCCATAAGATACTAAAACAATAGAACCACCTGACATTTTATAATAATTAAATGATAATTTTTTTAATTATAATTTAAAATAAAAAAAAGATTACTTTTTAAATATTAAAATAAATAAAATTAATATTAATAATAGTAATATTAAAACAAATAATACTATTATCATATAATAATAAGGATAAATACAATTATAAATAGGTGAAAATAATAAAGTATTTAAATCTTCTTTAGAAATTTCATTTTGAAGTTTTTCTAAAATTTTTTTAGTTAATGACATTAAATATTATTTATAATTTATTTTTTTGTTTTTTTCTTAGTTTCTTTGGATTTTTTAGTTTCTTTCTTTTTAGTATCTTTTTTTTTAGTTTCTTTCTTTTTAGTATCTTTTTTTTTAGTTTCTTTCTTTTTTGGTTTTAATTCAGTAACTTCTAAACTATTTAAACTTTCAGATTCCATAACTGTATTTTCTGGTTTTTTTTTATTTTGTTTTTTAGAATGTTCTTCATTAAGACTTACATCTAATGAAATTAAATCATCAAAAGAGGAGATTGAACTTAAAATTTCTTTAATTTCTTCATCTTCCATTTTATTAAGAATAATCATTTTTTCTCTTGAGTTAAGTGATGGATTTTCATCTTTAACTTTTTTATAAAGGAAGCGTTTAATGACACGCATGTTTTGTTCACTATCTTCAATTGTTCTATCATTAATAACAATTTCATTCATTTCAAGCATAGAATGTAATTTATTTTCAAATTTCTTATGTTCTAAATCGCTTCTACTTTCCATAAGCTCAGCCAAATCTCCACCAATAGTATTATTACTATCAGATAAAACACTATCATTTTCACTTAATGTATTTAAATTTAAAGCTCTGTTACCTTTAACATAATTTTTTGATGAATAACTTTTTCCACCAGATTGAATATTATTAATTAGATCACTCAACGAATTAAATTCATTATCACCACCATTTTTATTAAATAAATTATCCATTTTATTAAAAATAGAAGGAGTTAATGAAATATGCTCATCAATAGTATTTTTATTAAAAATAGATTGTAGTGTTTGAGGAACTTCATCATTTTTATTAATTTCTTGTTTTACATGTTCTGTTTCATCAGGTTGTTGTTCTGTTTCAATAACAGCGCCACTATTAGTTGGAATAGATTTTTCAGCATTATAATGAAATTCCAAAAGTTCTGCAATTCTATCTTCACCGCCTTCAACTGCTAAAAATAAAGCTGTTTTACCTTTATTATCTTGAATATTAATTCCATTTTTAATTTCATCTTTATAATCATAATTAAGTAAAAGTTCTTTTAATAATTCTTTACATTTATCATCTTTTAAAGAACATCTAACAAAATTATGTAAGAGGGTATTACCATTGTGGTCTTTTTGTTTAAAATCTGATTTAATATGTAAAATTTCACTGGAATGTTTATTAAATTCTTCTAACATATCGGGTTGTTGATTATCATTTCCTTCAGAAATGGTATTTAAGGATAATGTAGTTATACTATGCATATAATATTATAATTTATATATTTTTTTTCTATAAAATTTTATAAACATAATATATAAATCAAATGAATAATAGCGGTTTAGTGGTTTTATTAATAATTATTATAGTTTTATTTTATTTTCCTGGATATACTGTAGATAATTTTGAAGTTAGTGAAAATAAAAGTAATAAACAAATGATGTTTGATGAAATGAATGAAGATGATGATATGAGACTAGGAACACCTATTAATACTTATGAAGAAGATTTAGCGGGTGTTATTAACGACCAAACAAGTGTTGAAAATAATACTTTTGCAAATCCTTTATTAAATGATGTTAATAGAGATAGAGATGACCTTGCTGGTGTGGATCAAACATCTCTTCAATCATTAATTAGAGAAGTTAATACAGGAAATGATATTCCTGATAATTCAGCAAGAGCTAAATTATTTAGAGGTAAAACAGATAGTGTGGATCATGCTAAAAATTATAGAAAGGTAAGTTATGCTGATTCAAATTATAGAATGGATTTTAATGGTGATGGAATGAGCAAACCATCACAAGATAAGTTGAATGGTATGTTTGATCAAGCTTTAGTTTTTCAAAACAGTGAATTCAGTGATAATTCAAACTTTGGACCTAATCCAGGTTCGACCGGAGATTTTGGTCCAGCAAATTTAGGTGATTTTAGTCATAAATCAAAATCACAACAAGAAAAATTAATGAATATGTTTAATTCAAATAATTATTTACCAGATAGTAATAAAACTGATTCTTCATTGGAAAAAGGTTTCCAAATTCTTGAAAATCCTGTAACAGTTGATGAACCTAATTTAATTCCTGTTCAAAGGTCAATTCCTGTATCATCAACTATGGGTAATTCAAAAAATTCTTCAAGAGATATTAGAGGAGATATTCCCAATCCTAAGACAGTTGTTTCTCCTTGGCAAAATTCATCCATTAATCCTGATATTTATTCATCAAATCGTGGATGTCTATAAATTCTTTTTTAATTTTTTAAAAATAATATAATTAATTATTTTTTACATTTATCTTTATGTTTATTTAATGATTTTACAAATTTATATTTTTTATCACATTTATCACATTTATAAACAATTTTTTTATTTACTTTTTCAAATTTAACACTTTTTTTTTCATTATTTTTATTTTTATCATCATTTTCACTAATAGTAAATTTATTTTCTTCTTTATTATCTGTATGAATACTATCCGTATTATCATAATTATTTTCATCCGTATGATCACTAATAGTATTATTATAATCATTGTCTGATAATTGTTTAGATGAATCAGTATCATCATAAAATTTATTGTTAATATTTACATCATTGTTATTACTACTATTATTATCACTACTATTATTACTATTATTATCACTATTATTACTATTACTATTATTATCACTATTATTACTATTACTATTATTATCACTATTATTACTATCACTACTATTATTACTATCACTACTATTATCACTACTATTATCACTATCACTACTATTATTATCACTACTATTATTATCACTACTACTATTATTATCACTACTATTATTACTATTACTATTATTATCATTACTATTATTATCATTACTATTATCACTATCACTACTATTATTATCACTATTAATACTATTATTACTACTATTATCACTACTTGATAAATTATCATACTTAATAACATTTAATTTGTCATCATTTTTATTAATTGTTGATATTTTTTGAATTATATATGAACATTTATATTTTGAACTGATATATATTTGGATTGTAGTTTTTAAATAAATAATTGTCATATCTTTAATTAAATCAGTTTTATTATTATTTGATACTTTAATAAAAATGTATCATCAATATTATTTAATATAGGAAAATATTTAAAAGTATCATTAAATAAAACTTTAATATCATTATTTGAATTTATAATGTCTTCAATAACTGAAGATAATTTATTATCTAAATTTATTAATTTATTAATTAATTCTGTGTCAAATAATGAAAAATAAATAATATTATTTTTAATTTTCATTATTTCAAGGTCATTATAATTAATAAAATCATCAATCTCTAATAAATAAATTGTGTCATCATTATTTTTGAAATTATTAATTGATAAAATGGAATTTTTTATTTCTTCATTATTTAAACTTAATAAACACATAAAAAAAAATAATATTTAATATTTAAATATTTTTAAAATTAAAAAAAACTATGAAAATTTAATATTTTTAATTAAATCATTTAATCAGAGTCTGATTCTGAACCAGAATCATCACTTGAATCAGAATCAGAACCAGAATCAGAACCAGAAGCATCACTTGAATTGTCTGAACTTTTATTATCAGAAGTTTTATTATTATCAGATGATTTATTGGTATTATCTTTTTCATCAAATTTAAAAACACTATTAACAGGAGAAATCATAGAACTTTTCTTATATAATTGATTAACAGCATTATTATTGTTATTATTTGATTTTGTATATTGTTGTTTAATAAAAATAATTTCAACAAAATGACAAAAAGATCTAACTCCACATTCAACAACCTTTTTAGGAATTGATTTTTCATTTTGAAATTCATAACTAATTCCATATCTATAATAAGAACCAGGTCTGCAATATTTTTCAAGTTCTTCGGGTGTTTCAATAATTAAATCATTAGTTGGTTGTCCATAATCTTCAATAAATTGAGTTAAATTTTGTTCATCATCTAAATCATTATTATTATATTCATCAGGCTTTTTAGTATCTTCATTAATATAACGAATACCATCAACATCACCTGTTAAATCTTTAGAAAGAACAACTTCACGGTAAATAACTCTAATACTAAATTCTTTTTTTTCTTCAATATCATTTTTATATTTAATTTTCTTAATTTCAGTTGAACCTTGAGGATAATTAATATCAAATTCCAAACTATTCTTATGTTCTTTAAGTTTATCCCCTCTCATTGTAGGCTTATTCTTAGGAAAGATAAGATTATTCATATTTCTTCTATTATTATCATCAAGTTTTTCATCATTATAATATGGAAAATATTTAGGCTTAAAATTTAATCTCATTCCATAAACATTTTCTTCATTTTGTTTTTCTTTAATACAATTAATAAATTGAAATAATTCTTTCTTAGTTTCTTTACCTTTTTTATCTTTTTTAATTTCATATAAAGTATTATTTTCATAAATCTTTTCTTTTTGGTCTTCATAAGAAGATTCAAAAATATCATGATCGTCAATAATTAATTTAGAATTATTATCATTTTTATCTAATCTTGTATTAAAACAATTTCTTTGTTCTCTTGTAATGTTAAATTTACCACCTTCTCTTGGAAGAGGCCCATATTGTTCTTTAATAAAATGTGTAATATAATAATCTGTTTTATTAGCTTCTTCACCATTATCATTAACAAACGATAAAGGAACATAAGCTTTCTTACCATTATAGGTAGAAAGTTCATTAAGAGTGGGGAAAACAGGTTTATATTGAGCGAGCATTCTTAACAATAAATATTATCTAACTTTTAATTATATTTTATTTTAGAATTTATTTTCAATTTTTTTTTCAATTTTTTTTAATAGATATAGAGTATAAAAATTGAAAATATATAAAAATGGTAGAATATAAAGATTATAATTAAGATGGATTTAAGTAAATTTGTTGAAGATAATTTAGATAATTTGATAGATGATTTAGTGGATAAAGAAGATAATATAGATAATAAAGAGGAAGAATTAATAGAATATGAAGAATATAATGAAGAATTAAAAGAAAAGAATAAAATAGAAAAACAGAAAATATTAGATGAAAAGTATTATGCATTATTATTAAATAAATTTATGGAATATTATAATAAAAGATATGAAGATAATAAGAATTTATATTCGGGAATAAAGGATGATAATGATACAAATTTACAGATGGAGTTATTTTATAAAGCAATATATAGATTAAATGATTTTAAGGAATTGACAGGTATATTAAATAATTATGATTGTATGGAATGTATTTATGAGGTTGAAGATTTTATATTAATTGAAAATTTTGAGGATAAGTATGTATTAGAGTATGGTGAGAATAAAAAGTATTGTCAATGTTTATTAATTGTGTTAAATTATATAATAATGAATAACATTAAGGATTGGATTATATTTGATTTAACAGAAGAATAAATTTATTTAAATAAATAAAAGTATAAATATTTATAAGATGGAGACAGATTCCCAAATAATTCGTAAAATTAAAAAGAACCTTAAGAAAACAAAAGTCATTAATATTGATGATGTAGATGGTTCAAAAATATCAAATACAAATGATTTAACATCTAATAATGAAGAAGATTTTAATATGGATGAATTAGGTAATAGTGAATATGTTGAGTATGAGGATATGGATGCATTAGTAAAATTGGTGGAGATGTATACAGATATGGATGATGAAAATAGAAAATTAAAGATAGAGATAAATGAGAAAGTAAAAAATGATAAAATTAGGAGTAAAAAAATAGAGAAAGATAAAAAATTAATTGATGAGAAAATAATGGTTCATTTAGAAAAGATGGGTGAGGGTAGAATTATATTAGAGGATGGTAAATTAATAAAAAATACATATGTTAAACAGGCTCCAATAGATACACAAATGATATTAAATGCATTAAATGAAAATGAAATTAAAAATCAGAAAGTGATGAAAAGTATTATTCAATCAATTGAAAAACAAAAAAAGATAAAAGGCACAAGAAGAGAACAATTAAAAAGAACATTTAATCGTAAAGATAAAAAATAATTATTTTAGAATAAAAGAATAGTGTCTAATGGTTTAAATTTAACTTCAATATTACTGTAATAAGTTGGTAAAAGATAATCGGTGTCATAAATATCATAATAAGTAATAATTGAGGGTTTATATTTAGAATAAAGAACTTTGTCTTTGGTTTTAAATCTATAAACAAGATCATCAGTATTAATAGTAGTATCAGTTGTATCACTTGTATCGCTTGAACAGCTTGAATCACTTGAAGAAGAAGTATCAAAGTATTTCTTCTTCTTCTTTTTTTTACCACCAGATTGCTTTTTTAAGAAATTAACAAAGTTTTTGTCATTTTTATCACATTTATAAGATGAAATCTTATATGATACATCATCATTATTAAGTGTTTCTTCAACTTTAAAGTGAAATAATTTACCACCTTTTTGTAAGGAAAAGAAACTTTCAGGAACATATTGTTTGGTATTTTTAGATAATTTGTCCCATATATTTTGTGCTGCTTCTAATGTATCATTATTGGAAGTTTTGTATTTATTATCAATTTGTGGATTAACAAGGGTAAATGTCATTATATATAAATTATATAAAAAAAATTGAATTATAAATTATATTCTATTTATAAATATAAATAAAATGAAAAATATTTATGATAATAAGATTTTTTATGCTGAGACTTGTCATTCCAAGCCTTTTAAAGATATAATTGAAATATTAAATGGAGTAGTTCATGAAGTAACAATGGTCGTTAAAAAGAAAACTGGAAAGATAGATGCAGATGGGAATGAAGAATTTTATGGGTTAGAAATAGCAACATCAAATGATAGTAAATCAATATTTATAAAATTACAATTTAAAGGTAAGCAATTTAATAAATTTTACACAAAATATGATAAGGAAGAAATTGGGATTAATTTAGAACATTTAAATATTCATATTAAACCGATTGAACCAGCAAGTATATTGTCATTATATATACATGAAAAAGATAGACAAACAATTAAAATTGAAGGTTCAAATGAAAAAGAAGAATCACTAACTGTAAGTAATTTTAAAAGAATGGAATTAGAATATAAAGAAAAAAAGCCGAGAGTAATACCATTTGATGTTAGTATTACAATGAAGAGTTCCGTATTTCATAAAATATGTAAAGAGATGAATAATATTTCAGATTATGTAGAAATTAAATGTTCAAAAAATAAATTTATATTTTCGTGTAAGGGTGATTGTGGTAAAAAAGAGAAAACTTACACTGAAAAAGAAGGAGGGATAAGTATTGAATGGGCTGATAATATAAATTGTAAAATAGCTCAAGGTATTTATGAATTAAAAAATATTATATTATTTAATAAATGTGGTCCATTGAGTAATCAAATATTAATTTTAATGAAGAATGATGATATTTTAAGTATAAAATATGTAGTAGCGGATTTAGCGGATTTAGTTATAGCATTATCACCAGTAGATGAAAAGAAAATATCACAAGATTATGATTTTAGTGATGATGAAGATGATATATTAATGAAAAGTGATTAATAATTAATTAAAATAATTAAATATTTATATAAAAATTTTTGTATTGTTAATTTTAATTAAATTTAAAATTGTGGTTTGTGAATTTTAATTCTTACAGAATAATTTTTTAATAAATTAAAAATTTTATTTTCTAAAATATTTTCAATTTTATCAGAAATATTTTTAATTATATTATTTGAAAACCAGATTTGAATAATTTGGTATGAATTATTTTCTTTATTTTTTTTGGGCAAAAAAGCAAAACCATTTACATTGGTTTTTCTATTATTAAAAGGTTTTAAAAATGTTTTATTAATAATATTAATTAATAATATCTTAAAAACATTTAAACTTTCTTCCAAATCAAATATTTGAATATTAATTCTTCCAGCTCCTCGATTTTCTTTAGATTCCCATAAAGGTGATATTTTATTTTTCATAAGAAAAAAATTATAAGTTGATAATTTATCTTTTTTTTGAATTAAAGAATTAAATACTTCAGGAATATCTTTCCATTTTTCAATATTAAAAATGTTTTCAAAATTATCAATATTATTCCAATTTTCATAATTATTATGAAATAAATATAATTTATAAATATTTTCAAGTTTTGTATCTAAGAATTCATCAACATTATCAATATTTTTAATTTGCAATCTATTATTATTTAAATTAGGTTTAACAAATTTAGATTTTTTGCTATTAGATTTAAAATATTTATTATCTATTTCATCATCAATTGATTTAGAAACATTTTGTTCCTTATAATCGTCATCAAGAATACCAAACCTTGACATATTTATATTATTAACTTATATTATATCTTTTAATTCAATTTTTTTTATAAAAAAAATATTGATATTAGTGATATAATATTATTATCTGTATTGTTATAAATATTGCGATTGATAATTGACAGATGTTTAATAATATTAATAATTTTATTTTTGTTAAATATATTATAATCATTATTAATAATAAAATCAATTAGAATATCATACATTTCAATAATAATTTCATTAATTAATAAATCATTTATTTTAATATAATTAGAAATATTAATAATGCTATTATTTAAATTATTATTTTTAACATAATTAAATATATTGATTATATTTTTTTTAGATGGATATAATATTAATTTTCTAATATCATTAACTTTAATAATATCATTTTTATAAATATGTAATGAATTAAATATATTTAACATTTTTCTTAAATCACCATTACAATATTTATATATAATTTGTAATGAATTTTTGGTAATATAAAAGTTTTCTTTAATAAATATTGTTTCAAGATAATTCATTAAATAATTTTTGGTCAAAGGATTAAATTTGAAAATAATAAATCTTGATTGTAATGGCAATATAATTTGTTTAATATAATTGCATATAAAACAAAATCTAACTTTATGAATATATTTTTCAACAATTTTTCTTAAAATATTTTGTGCTTCAATAGTCATAGAATCAACTTCGTCTAAAATAATTAATTTATATTTAGTATCATTATATAATAATTTGCAAAATGGTTCAATTTTATCACGAATTGTTTGAACTCCTCTTTCTTCAGAAGCATTAATATTAATAACATAATTATCATAATCATCATTATAATATTCTTTAATGAATGCTAATATTAAAGATGTTTTACCTAAACCTGCTTTACCATAGAATAGTAAATTTGGTAAATTATTATTTTTTAGAAAATTATATATAGTATTTTTTATTCTATCATGTGATATAATATTAGAAATATTTTGTGGTCTATATTTCTCACTCCAAGGTTTATTTATTTTTGCCATTAATCATTCATAATAATATAATTTTATATTTATTCAATATTTTCAATTTTTAAAAAATTGAAAAATAATATAAATAATATAAATAAAATAAGAATATAGTAATATAATATATAAAGAAATGAATAATAATGATAAGCCTATATATACTTATGAAACGGCTACTATTAAAGCCATTAAGTTTTCAGTATTAACAAATAAAGAGGCTTTACAAATGTCTGCTTTAGATCATAATAAAGATGGTATTGAAACATCCGATCTATATGAACAATGTAATGAGCCGATTGAGAATGGTTTATTAGATAAAAGAATGGGTGTAAATAATAATTCATATTCTTGTGAAACTTGTCAATATAAGATGAATTATTGTGATGGTCATTTTGGTCATTTAAAATTAAGTAATGAAGTTTTTAATATTAAATTTTTTGACGAGGTAATAAGTATATTAAATATATTTTGCTCTCATTGTTCTTCTTTATTATGGAATAAAAGTTATAATGAATTATATGAATTAGTTAAGAAAAAAAAGAATAAAGAAAGAATTAAGAAATTAAAAGATGAGATAAAATTAAAGAATTGTCATATTTGTAATACACCAGTTGGAAAAGTTAAGGGTGAGAAAAAGAATGGAGAGATAATTGTTAGTATTGAAAGAGAAATAAATGGTAAAATAGAAATTGAGAAAAAATCAACCAAACAGGTTTTTAATATATTAAAGAATATTAAAGATAGTGAAAGTGAAATTTTGAATATCACATGTCATCCAAAAGATTTAATGGTGGAAATTTTACCAATTCCTCCAGTGTCAATAAGAACATCATATCAAGGTGATTCGTTAAGTGATTCCATTCAAGAAAGTACATTAACAATGAGATTAACAAAAATTTATAAAACAAATATGAATGTAAAAAAGCAAAAAGAGAAAGAAAAAAATAATGATACATTAATAAAACATTCAAAAGCGCATATAGATCAATTACAAGCGGAAATAGCGTGTTATGTAGATAATGCGGCATTAAAAACAAATAAACCAGGAACAACAAATTTGTATGCGTCGTTAGTAACAAAGATTAAAGGTCCTAAAAATCAAGCTAAAAAAGGTAGAATTAGGGGTAATTTAATGGGTAAAAGAGTTAATCAATATGGTAGAACTGTAATTTCACCTGATCCGTTGTTAGATATGAATCAGGCATATGTTCCAGTTTCAATTGCAAAAAATTTAACATATCCTGAAATAGTGACACCTAATAATATTACAAAATTAACAAAATTAGTTCAAAAAGGTAGTAATATATATCCTGGAGCTAATTCAATAACATCAAATAGAACAGGAAAAACAACATCACTTGATAATAATAATAAAACAATTGAATTAAATATGGGTGATGTAGTTGATCGTCATTTAATTGATGGTGATATAGTATTATTAAACAGACAACCAACATTACATAAATATGGTTCATTAGCGCATTATATTAAGATTAAGAATGATGATAGATTTAATACAATTAGAATTAATCCATCTGTATGTGCTGGATATGGAGCAGATTTTGATGGTGATGAAATGAATATATTTACAGTTCAAAGTATATTAACAGAGATTGAATTGGAACATTTAACAAATGTAAAAAGTAATATTATATCAGCTAAAAGTTCATTACCTATTGTTGGTGCGGTGTATGATGCAATTATTGCACCATATAACATAACAAAATTTTGTGAAAAAATAGATAATGATTTGTGTATTGATTTATTAACAAGCACAAATTTGAAAGATTATAAAATAATGGATAAAAATAAAAATTATTCTGGTAAAACATTTTTTGATTTAATAATACCAAATAAAGTATCATTAAAAAATGATAGTATTATAATTAAAAATGGTAAAATAATTGAAGGATTTATTGATGGTAAAAGTATCAAAGAAGATAAAAATAATACTATAATACAAGATGTTTGGAATATATATGGTCCAGATATGACACAATCAATAATAGACAATATAACAAAATTATCAATTAATTTTAATTTAAATTATGGATTCACAATTTCATTAAATGATTATTTAATTGGCAATGAAATAAATAAAAGTATGAAACAATTATTTAAAACAAAAAAGATTGAATTATTATATAAATTAACAGAATTTGAAAATAATATATTAAATTCAAAAAATGACAATTTTGAAATGGATAGTATTAATTTAATGCAATCTATTGTTCCAACAATTGGAGAATACATTATTGACAATTTAAATGATGAAAATAATAATAAAATAATGATTAAATCAAAATCAAAAGGTAAAGAAGATAATTTAACTCATATGATTGGTTGTGTAGGACAACAAGATTATGATGGAGTTAGAGTTCCAAAAATTTATAATAATAGAACATTACCATATTTTCATCAAAATGATGATTCAGCATTAGCAAGAGGTTTTGTTGAATCTTCATTAACAAAAGGCATGAATTTAGAAGAATTTATTATTTTAACAAATGTGTCAAGAAATTCATTAATTACTCAAGCAGTTAAAACAGCTGAAACTGGATATTTACAAAGAAAGTTAATAAAGGCTGGTGAGGATATAATGATAAAATATGACAATTATGTTAGAAACGCATATGATAAAATATATCAATTTGTGTATGGTGATTGTGGTTTAGATGCAACAAGATATAATTATTATAATTTTGAATTAATTAATAAAGGAAATAAAGATATTGAAAAAGAATATAAATTTTCAAGTGAAGAATTAAAGAAAGTAAAATTTACAAATGAAGAAAATAATAAATATTATGAAAGAATAATAAATATTAGAGATAAATTACGAAGTATTAAAATGAAATCATCATTAAATTATTATTTGTTGGATAAAAAAAGTAAAAGTCCAAAGAGTGATATTCAATTTTTATCACCAATAAATATTGATAGAATAATTGAATTGTCAATAACTGAAAATTTTGAGGGTGATATTGTTGAGCCTAAATATATTTTAGATAAAATAGATAATATATTAAAAATAGATACAACATATTTATTATCATTTGATAAAGATAATATTAAAAATAATAATTTTAAATATATAGATGATAAATTAGTAAAAAAAATATTTAAGTATTATTTAATAGATAGTTTAAATATTAAAAAATGTATATTTAATCTTAAATTAACAAAAAAACATATTGATTATATATCAGATAATATAATTATGAATTATAATAATTCTATGGTTGAGCCAGGTGATATGGTTGGTGTGTTAGGAGCTCAAACATTGGGTGAACCAGCAACACAAATGACAATTAGTGCTTTTCATAATGTAGGAAGTGGAGCAGGAACAGAGGGTGTTCCAAGATTATTAGAAATTTATGGTAGTTCTCCAAATATGAAAAGTCCAATGATGACAATATTTTTTGATGATAAATATAATAAGAATGAAAAATATTTGACAAAAATAACATCAAATATTATAAATACGTCAATAAAAGATATTATTGATAATATAATTATTTATTATGATGAAAATAAGAGTTTTGATAGTAAATTAATGAAAAATGATAGAATTATAAATAATATTTTTTCAGTGAGTAATCCGAATAAGAATAGTTGTATTAATAATATAAATAATTTGAATTGGATTATTAAAATTGAATTAAATGAAGAAAAAATGCTTTCAAGAGAAATTACTTTATTAAATATTAAAACCAGAATATGTGAGGAATGGGAAAATAGGTTTAAAGATAATAAAGGTAGTAAAAAAGAAATGAAAAAAATATTATTTAATAAAATATTACAAATTGCATTATTATCAAATAGTGATAATGATAGTAAACCAGTTATTCATATTAGATTTAATATTATAAATTATGTGATAAAAGATTTCATAGAATTTATAAATATTTTTATTAAGGAAATACAAATAAAGGGCATTAATAATATTAAAAATGTTATTACTCAAAAACCAATTAAATATAATAGTATTAAATATGACAATGATGGTGTAAAAGAAGATTATGAATATATAATTAAAACAAATGGAATTAATATGAATGAAATTTTTAAAATTAAAGGAATTAATTTAAATAAAATATATATAAATGATTTAAAAGAAGTTGAAAGAATATATGGTATTGAAGCGGTAAGAACATTAATAATAAATGAATTAATTGAAACATATAAAAATAAAGGTATTGATATTAATTATTGTCATTTTAGTATTTTTGCGGATATTCAAACAAGTTTAGGAAATTTAATTAGTTTAGAAAGACATGGTTCAATTAAATTAAATACAAGTGTTTTAGCCAAAGCATCATTTGAAAGACCTGTAGATATATTAGTAAATGCTGGATTATATGGTGAAGTAGATAATATGCAGTCGGTTTCATCAAGAATTATTGGTGGTTTGTGTTTCTTGGGTGGTTCAAATTTATCAGATGTAGCGATTGACAGAGAATTAATTGAAAATTCAGAATATACACTTAATGAAACCATTGAAAATAAAAATATTAATAAAGTTTCTAATAATATCACAAATGAAATTAATGAAAATGTATTTATACCTGATTTATTTTAAGTATACATAATTAAAAATTATATTTCTAAAATTAATCTTTTTTTATTATCTTTGTTAGATACTTTATTATTATCTAAATCAACTGTTAATGAACTTGAAGAATTAAATGAATATAATGAAGCTTTTTCATCATTTTTATTTTTTTTATGTAAATTATTTACATATTCAACTTTTTCAATTAATGTTTCATAATTATCTATAACATATTTAAGAATATCATATTCAACCATCCATTTCATAAAATTTAATTGACATAAACTAGTTATAAATTCATATTCTTGACATTTATAAATAAATTTAAACGATTCTTTTGTTCTTTTAAAAGGATCTAAATAAATTTTATGAAATGATTTTAATTGAGCTTTATATCTATTATTAATATTATATTTATTTTCTTTATTATATTGATTATTTACATTAATTGAAATTGAATATAACTTACAATATTTAGTTACAAACCAATCTAAAAATCTTAATGATATTTTTTTCTTTCTTTTATGTTTTTTTGTTATAATTGAATAAACATCTAACATTATATCTTTATCTAAATTTATATAAAATTCATTTGCACGATTGTAATATAACTCTTCAATTTTATTAAATTTATCAATTGAAATAACTTGATTGTTTTTTTTAGACATTAATATATATTTAATTTTAAATATTTAAATATAATTACAAAAAAATATTTTTTAATTCTGATTATCATTGTATGTTTTTTCTTCAATAGTATCCTTAATTATTAATTTTAATACTTTTATTTTTTTAAAATTATTTCCTAATCTTCTTACTCTTCCAATAGCTTGAATTTCAACATTTTTCCTTCTTTCTTTATTTCCATATATCGGATCTAAAAATATAACTTCTTCAGCATTGCTTAAATTTGAACCTGAAGCTGTTTTTTCTGATGAAAGCATAATAATTCTATGTTCGTTATTTTCATTATTATCACTAAATAATTTTAATACTTTATCTTTCTGATAAGGTGTTCCTTTACAATATAATATTTTAATACCACTTTCTTCTAATATTTTACCAACATTATTTAATAATTTATCCCATTGAGAAAATATTATTCTATATTTTTTTGGACTTTTCTTTATATAATCAATAATGTATGAAATTTTTGTTCCATATTTATTTACCTCTTTATTAATTGTTTTATTAATTATAAACACATCATTTATTTTAATTGAATTTTTACAATTAGGACATTTTGTATTTCCAAACTTTTTTTGTGTCATTATAATTTGTTTAATACAACTATAACAAAATAAATGTAGACAACTTGTTATTCCAATATCATCTTCTTCTATATTTCCTAAACAAATAGGACAATCTTGATTTGTTATACTATCAACATTTTTAATTATTTCCATAAAATTTATACAATATTTAATTGATGATTCTTTTGAACTTATTTTTTTAATAATTAATTGTTCTTCTGTTTTTAATTCTTGTAATCTTTCTTTTCTTTCATTAATTTTAGTAGTTATTGATTCAAGATTTTTTTCTTTAAATTCTTCTTTATACTCTTCTATTTTATTTTGGACATTTTTATAATTTTGTTTATTTCTATTTAATTTTTCTTTTAAATTTTCATATTCTTTTAAATATTTATCTTTAATATTTTGATGCATACCATCTAATGATAAAAATGCCCCCGTATCATCATTATTTAAATCATCCACTAAAGATGGATGACAGCATATTTGTCTTAAAAATATATCATCGTCATTATTATTTTTATCTGTTAAATATGAATTATATATCATTCTTTCAGTTTGTGAAAAATTTAACATTACAATTTCTTCTTCAATTTCTGGTAATTTTAATATCTTTAAATTATTATTTTGTGTATTTCTACTAAAATGATTTAAAACAAAATTATAATTATTAAAATCATATAAATTAATATTTACCAATACACTATTATTAAATGCTAAATATCCTAATATTTTTTCAATCGGTGAACTTGAAAAAAAGCTTAATGGTATTAATTTATTCTTTTTTAATCTTGTTTTTTTACTAAGTTCTTTATTTTTATTTAAATCTTCGCTATTTTTTTTAAATGGAGTTCCACTTAATATCCATCTAAATGAAGCTTCTAAATAATTTAATTTATAAAATAATGATTCATTTTCATATTCATGATATTCATCAATTACTACTCTATTCCAATAAATATTAAATATATTTACTTCCTTTTTTAAAACATCTCTTTCAAAATTAAAAATATTTCTATCAGACAATTTTAAATCACAATTTATAAAATAATTAGATGATATTATAACAACATCTACATTTGTATAATCTAAATGTGTATATTTTTTATAATGTGATTTTGTTAATAAATTTAAAATATTTAATGGTTTAATTGTATGTTTTTCAAATTCTCTTAACCATTGACCACATAAATGATTTGGAACAATAATTAATGTTGCTTTTGTATATAATTTTTTTTTATAAATTAACCTGTCAGTAAGTTTTGATTTATTTAAATTTATTAAAGTTATTATTTGTAATGTTTTACCCATACCTACTTCATCAAATAATGCTCCACCTTTTAAATCTATATTTTTACTTGTGTTTTCAAAATTATCGTCATAATTTTTATTTTCAATATCATTCATCCAATTAACATTATTAATTTGATATGGATATAATTCTGTTTTAATATTTGGAAATTTTAAAAAATTTGAATTATGAATAATTTTATTTTCCATTATATTTTCAATTAAATTATCTATTACTTCATTATGAATATTATTATTAATAATACTATGTGATAGATTATCTAATAATTTTTCTCTATAAATATCAAGTTTAGTTTGAATATTTTCCATATTTATATCTTAATTATTTTTAATATTTTAAATTCAATTTTTATTGTTTTATCTAAAATTATCTAAATAACTAAATGTTATTTTAATATTATCTATTTCATCATTTGTAATATTATTAACATTAATTTTTAAAAAATTTAATAATTCATTAGTATTAAATTTAGTTTTTTTAATTTTTTTAATAATATCTCTTTTTAAATTTAGTGAATTTTCATTATTAATTAAAACTTCCTTTAATTCATTCCAAAATTGATTTAATATAATACTATTATTTTTATATGTCATATTTATAATATTATCATTATTTGTATGTCCTTTTAAAATATAATCTTTTTCATCATTAGATGAGTTTAAATATATATTTTTTAAATTTATAAAATTTTCTTCATCAATATTAAATATATTTAATATTTCAGTTATATTATTATTTTTTACTAATTTTAATATTTCAAATGGTTTTAATTTTTTCATATTAAAACTATTATAATCATTACCTAATAAAATACAGAAATCACACAATTGATTTTCGTTTATTTCTAATTCTTTTAATAAATATTCTTTATTTAAATATAATACATGATTATTTGTAAATTTTATAATATTATTTATTCCTGCAGGAATAGGGTCAGTATCGTCAGTTAAAAAAAAATCAATAATTCCATAATTATTTAATAAAACAGCCAAATATTCACCTTCTCCATATGAAAAAATATATGGTATATTCATCAAATCAAATAACTTTATTAAATTATCAATTTTTTCATTTGATATTTTAAGTGTTTTTTTCTTTAATTTTTCTGTTATTTTATTTAAATAATCTATTTTATCTTTATCATTACTATTTTCTATTTCAATTAATAATTCTTTTATTTTTTGATAGTTATTATTTTTTTTATTATTTCTTATAATATTTGTTTTTTCTTTTTCTTTTAATGTTCCACCATCTATTATATATAATGGATATATACCATTTGATAAAAATTTAATTATCTGATTAAAAAATCCAATTAATATATTATCATATGTATAATTATATTTATAAAAATACAAATTTGTATCAATTCCAACAAATACCGAATTTTTATTTAATTTTAATTCATATAATAAATTATTTATTTTATCATATTTTTTATATATTCTTTTTTCATTCAAAAATGAAAATAATTTTTTTACACCCATTATAAAGGTTGATAATATTATTTTATAAAAAATAAAATCGTTATAATATTTATAATATTTTAAGTATAATATTTATAATATGATATTAAATAAAAAAAGAAATGTCAATTATCAAAATAAAAAAATAAATACTATTTACAACACAGATAAACAATATTCAACAGAAGACATTTATAATAAAATTATACCAAAACAATCTGATAATAAATATACTGAAAAACAATTTAAAGATTTGTATAAACAAAAAACTGAATTATTAAAACAAAATCAATTTGAAGCTGAAAAAAAAAGAAAAAATAATCCTTATAAATGTATTATCAGTGAATTTGATTATTCCAAACAAATTAATAATAATAAAGACCTTGTTGTATTTAGACCTGAAGATGAAAATAAAGAAGATTTTGATAAAGATGTAAAAAAATATACAAAAACAATTAAAGAACAAGATAGTGAAAATAAAAATATTTATTCAGAAGACAATAAAATTAATTATATAAAAAATTTTGAATATGTCCAAAAATATAAATATAAATCTAACATTGATGATAATATTGAAGAATCAGGTGATAATTTAAGAAATGACAGAATAGAACATTATAACAAAAAAAAAATAGAAGATGATAAAAACGCCACAGTTATTAATGATATATTTTCTGATTTAATTTCTAATAATATTATGACTGAAGATATGGAAAATATTGATTTGGATAAACTTGATGCTGATGATTTAGAACAAAAATTAATACAACAATTTGGAAAAGAAGAATATGAGAAAATGATTAATGATATTAATCTATAAAATAGTATAAAATTTTCATATTTTTTTATTTTAATTATATTTATATTATTATATGAATTATACTATTGAAAATAATAACACACAAAATAATGAATATGATATTATAATTAATTTATATGACGAAAATATAAATGAATTCATTGATAAAAGTGATGAATTAATAGAAAAAATTAATTTTATTAAAAATACTCTTAAAAATAATAAATTAAGAAAAAAC